AAGAGCCGTCGTTTTGGAAGAATTTGAGTGCCCCAAGAACATATTGATGTTACCCAAAGCAGGACCAGGTAAACCGCAACTATTATGGAAAGCTTCACCGACTTCATAAAACTCTGTTTCTTTATATTTTGTCTTTGTGGAGTATTTGTCTTTGATTGCATCAAGAGAGAATTCTTTTTTCTTTATAGCCATAAATGTCTAAGTGTTTGTTTAAAATTTGTTAAAAAATAAGAACTTGGACACCTTGTCTAATTAGATGTCCAAGTTCAATGAATTAGAATGGTAAGTCACCGTCAGGTTCAGCTCCAGCCTGTGGGTCAGTATATGACGCTCCACCGATAACACCTTCTTCAGATGAACTATCACCGTAAACGTATTTACCCAAATCAGATGACCATCTTGGGGTCTCTCCACGAGCGATTGCTTCCAAATACTCAACAGGTTTCTTAGAGTAAACATCAGCCCAAGTAAGTGGGTCTTCAGTCCAAGATTTAGCTGTTTCAGCATCTGTGTGAACAGGTGATGGGTCGTCGTGCATTACAGTTTGGATAACTGTGTAGGTAGCACCTTTAGGAGTTTTTGCTTTAGCCAACTCGATGATTAAATCACGTCCATTAACAGGGTCAGTGATATCACCTTTAGCTTTCCAAATCGGAATGATTTTGTCAAGGATACCCTCGTTTTTGTAATTGTGTTTGAAACGCCAGAACTTAACTCCGTCCGCTTCGTTATCACGGTCAACTACTTTAACGATATAGAATTTACGAGGTTTGTAAGCCTTTGCAAGTTCTTTATCAGATTCCTTTCCTGTTGACATTAATTCATCGTGAATTTCAGTCAAAGGTGAACGCTCATTGTCGTTCTTTCCTGGGTCATAGATTTTATTCCATTTACCCTCAACTTGAACTTCGTGATACCAAACCTCTTTGAAGGGTGATGACCCGTCAGGTGTTGGTAGAATACGAAGTCTCTTTTGTGCAGAGTTTTCATTGTTCGGCAAGATAGCCGCAAAGTATTTTTTCATTCTGTCTTCTTGAGACATTTTTGAGGTGTTACTTCCACCTGATTTCGCTTTTTCGTACTGAGCGAGTACAGCATCTAAAGAATTTGTCGCCATTGTTTATAGAAATTTAAGTTAATAATTCAAGTATAGTTGTGTCAGCCGTAATAGTCAAATAATTTTTATCTGTAACTGTATGATTGTGTATCATCATCAGAAGCCAAATAATCATTAAAACTATTTTTAATCTCAGAAGGTGTATACGATTCAACATCATCAGATGTTATAACATATTCATTTTTTCCTGATTTTTCAATATCTTCCATTTTGTCATCAAAAAAATCAGTCAATTTTTGATTAAATGGTCCCGAGTCAAGACTTCTCAATTCTAATTTTTCTTGTGGAGTCTTTTCTCTATATTTTTCAATCTTTTGTTCAATACTATTAATCTTGTTCATAATATTGTCCATTTCAGATAATTTACTTTCCAAAGTTGATAGTTGGTTAAATAAATTTTCAAAATACTCAGATTGTTTATCTTCCATATTTTTTTGAGATGTCACTAAATCAGTAATATCTAATTCTTCAGTGTCCTCACCTTCTTCTTCACTCTCGCCATCTTTACCGATTTTTTCAACATCGGGGTCATTTTCAACATCAATAGGTGTTGGTTCTGTTCCCGCAGCCGGAGGTGGTGGTGGTGTTGTAGCATCAGGTGCCGCAGCATCTGCAGGTGGTGGCGGTGGTAATTCTTCACCAGGTGCTGGTGGTGTTTCAAGAGCATCTTGCTCCATAATGTATTTGTTGATTTTGTTATACCTTGTTAACTCCTCAATAATCGTTTTAGATACGTCCATTTTTTTATCCGTTCAATAATTGTTTATATCCTTGTGTTGTTTCCACATTAATTTTTTTATTAACTGTCATAGTGTTGTTAACTCTTTCAATTAATCCATCTTTCATTCTTACAGTATAGCAATCTCCTGTATCTAAATCACAAACTTCTTTAAAACCATTACCTTTATCGGTTTCAGTTATTCTTGTGTTTTTACCAAGATATCTGTCTAAAGCATCTTTTGTATTCATAACTTTTTATTTATAAATATCTAGTTTAATTAAAAATTACAAATTTATATAGTGGTAGAAACTCTTTGAATTTGTTGTTCTCGAGTTGTGTCCAAATTCCCATTTGGTAATATTGGATTTAGGGTACATTGGAATTGGTATTTTGAGTTATTAACACATTCACTATCCGTTTGAGATATTATATCCTCAATTGGAATTTGTACTTTAGCTCCGTTTTCAACAATATAACTACTAGATAAAGTTGTCCATTCATCTGATTTACAATCATCAGGCTCAATTTGTCTTTGTTCAGCAATTATTATTTTCCATAAACCTCCGTTAGGGTCATTAATTGCAATAACAAATGTTGGTTCCAAATTAATAGTGGTAGTTACACCAAAAATTAATTGGGTTGTCGTATTATTAGTTAAATTGTTATTGTTTGTTTCAGTTTCTGTAGGTGGTGGTGGAGGATTAAGATTAACAGGATTCAATACCAAATAAGCCTGAGAAACTTTTTCTCTAATAATTGAGTAGCTTGGAGCATTTTTACTGATATATTCGTCATAATAAGCGTCAGTTTGTTGTGATTGTAATGACCAATATTTAATATAGAATTTAGTTAAATCTTCAACAATTGTAATGTCAGTAGAAAACTGTAAATCTGAGTAATAGTTAGTTAAATATTTGTCCATAAACTGCAGGTTATATGCAATATTTGGAAATTTAACAATCGGTGTTAATTTATCACCAAAATTTAAACACGTATATTCTTTATCAAATTTAGTAGGTAAATCACCTGTCCATTTTCTATTTAAATTCACATTTGTTAAATTGTTATTAAAGAATGTAATATTATTATTTAAATTGTTTGACAAATAAATAATTGTAAATAATGCAGCTTTTTTCTGTAAATTAGTTGTAACTAATCCAATCTCATCAATAACTCGAGTGTAACTCAATGTCTTACTACTACCGGTCACTTTAGTATATGTGTTGTACGCCGAATTTGGTTCACAACTTTCATTTCTAGTATCTACAGGAGTGTTAGTAACAGAATTAGTTGTTTCGGATAATTGTTGAGTTATTGTCGTCGCCGATTTCTGAACTTTTTCTTTTTGAGTTTTATATTGTTGGTAGTAATTTTTAGAAATTTCTAATTTTAAACTTGATAATAACCCTTGTTGGTCGGGTAATGTATATACTTTTTGTCTGACACCCGAAAATGTAGTCTCAAATGAACCCGGAGCAATACTGTGGTTTACCTCAAGAATTAAATAAGGTCCACTGAACATTGGTACGTTTCTTAATGTAAAATACATTACGGGTTGAATAGTCGCATTACCCATTGACTGAACTGTACAAGAGTAACTTCTATTTTTATATAAGTTAAATAAACTAACGTTTTGAGTTTGTGACCTTTTTCCATTTGTTAATTGTGATAATTCATATTGCATTAATAATGACTCCGAAGTTGCTTTACCAATATCCTGAGCCAAATTTAGATTGTAAAACATACTTTGTTTTTGTAGACCAAAATCAACCGCGAATCCGACAACTTTGTTGGATTTTTCATCACCAGTTGAAGTGTTTAAAGCAACTAATGGATTGTTTTGAGACCTATCAAGTCTGAATGAGTCATCACAAAATCCGTTTTGTTTAGTATCAATTAAGGTGTTACTTGATGGGTCCGAAGATAAAATATTTACAAATTTAGTATTAGTATCTGTATAATCAACCTCAGTAAAAGTTCCAAACATTAAGTTAGCACTTTCTTGTGGTCCTCCCGCACCATTTTTTTGGTTATAAAAATTAATGTAACCTGGCATTGTAAATGTCACAAAATGGTGGTCTTTAAGTATCTCCGCGATTATCGTATAAATTGACACTTTAACATTAACTTCTTTAATTTTACTATTAACTTTAAAAATATCCACAAGTATTTTATCTCCAACATCTCTACTTGCTTTATCTAAAAACAAAAATGATTCTAAAAATGAGTCTTGGTCAAAATTA